GGTGCACATTTTTGGCCCATGAACGCCAATCCGCCAATTACACCTCTCAACCCGGCAAATCAGCTATAAACCGCATCAATTCAGCTCTGTTTTGATTTAGTGGCCCTTAATCCCTTCCTTGCCCTCTCAACACCTCGCCAAATCGGTTTCTAGGGGCTATGACCATGCAAGAGCTTGATAGCCGCTACCCATATAGCCAAATCACCTATAGCCCGCTATGCGAGCTTCTAAAGCGATTTTAAACGGCGCAGCGATGGGCAAGGTTTTGATGGTTATATATATACCCCTTTAGGGGTTATATATAAACTCATCAAACCGCTCTGCCTTTTAGGGTTTGCTTTCTTGTTTTAAGTATTCACAAAGATTAACCAAATAGTAAAAACACATATCCAAAGAATAGCCGCTAACCAATACGTTAAATACTTAAAGTAAAGCCAAAGTAGAAAAATACGGCACCTTGAGTGCCGAAATGCTGTCTATACGTTACTTGCAGCTATACTTGATAAGCACGCCGCAAAAATAATTTGGTTTTAGCGAAAATAACGATTGACATTCTTAGCTGAACGGCTAAAAAGGATACGTCAACACGGCGATTGTGCCGGACGATTAAAGGAGCCATAAAATGTCAAAAGCTATAAAGGTTGTTCGCTTCATTGATGGTGGCGAGGTGTATATCGACGCCGCGCATTGGAACCGCGCCAAAGCAGAGGGCCGCGTTGAAGTGCTGAACGGCAAGCAGGCCGAAAAGGCTTTGAAAGATTATCGCCGCGCCAAACTTCTCAAAATCATCAAGCCCAAATCAACCTTAACGGCGGTTTGCACCTACTCTAACCGCTCTGGTCTTACCGTGCACCGCTACCGCGTGTTCATGGCGCTAGCGACCAAAACCGGCCCCTACATTCGTGAATTAACGACCGAAATAGCGGAGCTTTGCGGGTTTCGCTTGAAGGATGGAGAAATTGTCATGGGCGGTTGCGGCTATTCCAAGCCCTTCCAAATTGGTTACGAGCTGGGGCGCTGCCTTTGGCCGGACGGAACACCTGAACCGCATGGCACCCGCAACGGCGTGCCGGATAGCGATGGAGGTTATGCCATCCGCTGCCGATGCGATTGACGTTTCGACTTTGTGGCGACTAACCGCGCCACAATCCGAAGCGCCAATGCTTCAAACATAAAGAGGTGTAACATGATTGATCTGATTGATACCGACTTCGACGATCTGGACAACGCGGCGCTCGACGCTATCGTAGAACTTGTGAAGGGTTAAGGCCATGTTGATAAGAGAAGAATACGTGAACGCCACCGAAGGCCACAGGTTTGGTGACAGTGGCGAGCCTTATGCGACTTTCACCGACGACATAGGGAAGCTGTTCCGCTCATTGCAGCGTGAAAATGGGCGCTGTGTGTCGAAGGTTTATATCGATACAAAAAGCGCCGGAACGGTGCAAGTCGGATGGGTTTTCCAGAAACGGGAGGCCTATGAGCGGTGCAGAGGCAAGCAAGCATATTACATTCGTGAAACCTGGGTGACGCTCTATGACGAATGCGAGCCGGACGATCCGCTGGCCTGCGTCACGCAGCACAAGAGCGGCGCGATAACCCGCCGCCCGTTCAAAGTGCGATACTTTTGACGTTTCGTCATTGCTGCACCGCCAAAGTGCAGCAACCCGAAGTGCCAATGCTTCAACCATAAAGAGGTGCCACATGACCAAACTTTTGACGACGGACGAATGCCTTGACGTGCTGGCAAAAATCGCGCCGGATTATGCAATGCGTGCCGCTCGATTGCACGAAACCTTCACAACCATGCTGGCGGCACGCATTGCATCGACACTAAACGTCGTGTGTGGAGAAGCGCACCAAGAGGGCGTAGACTTCGCGGGATGCTGCGTCCCTTTTTACGCCGCCTTTGAGGGCCAGACGTGCCCTGCCGAGCTGGAAAATTATGATCCAACAGAAGCATTGGAGTTTAAGCCATGAAGATCGCCAGATGCAAACATTGCGGATCATCAGACGTCACACAAGACGCGCTGGCCGCATGGGAGGAAGATGCACAGCAGTGGCGTGTGACGTCTGTTTTGGATAATTCAGATTGCAATGCTTGCGGGGGGGAGGATTGCGTTGAGCTGGTAACGCCAGAGCATTTTGAGGTGCAGCAGCTCATAGGTCAAGAGTGGACAAACGCCTGGTTGGCCGATGACGTGTCGCTGCCGACGGCGCACCCGACACCAAAGCGCTCGACAGATACATGAAAAAATGGAGCGCCGAAGGCCTGCCAAGCGTTGAGGATGCAAAGGGTGATCCGTGGTTCGTGTCTATGCACGACGGCAAGGTGAGCGCTGAAGCCATGCAGGCGTGGGTAAAAGACCGTTACGTGTTTCGCGGCCTGTATGCGCTGGCTTGGCGATGGGCAGGCGCAACGGATCAAAACGTCGCCTTCAACATGCACAGCGCTGATAAAAATGGCGGCGCGCTTTCCAAATTCGAGCTTGGCCGCATCCGGCGCTACGTCAAGGCCTGCCTCGGCTATTGATGCTTGGCATTTGCGGCGAATAATCGCGCCGCAACTCCAAACACCAAAGGAGCCTGATATGAGAGCCGCTGTTTTACTTTGCGTCGCCGGTGCGACGGCGATTATGATCGCACTGGTAGGGTTGGCGCTCGATCAAGACAAGGCGCTCCAGCAGTGCCGCAAAACCCACTCGCACAATGTCTGCTTTCAGGAACTTTACCGCTAGGAGCCAAAATGGACTATTTTCTTAAACAGTTAGAGCGCGCCGGTATCAACCGGCTTGTCTATTCTCTGCGGCCTTGGCAAGCTGGCCTCTTGGCGGCGCTGGCCCTTTTGGTGCAGCAGCTCATCGGGAGATAGCTATGACGATTGACGTCTTGGGCGATGACGAAATCCGTTTCGAGGGGCGCTACATCGGGCGCATCAACTTCACTTGCGGCCAAGTGCTGCGCGATGAATTTGTGGCGGTTCTGGAGGAGCCGGATTACGAGGCCGAGCTTAACGCGGTTGAGGCGGCGCACGCCGACGAAATCCAGAAGCTCAATGAGGCGCATGAAGTGAAAGTTGAACTTTTGGAGGCCGAGCTTAACGCGGTTGAGGCGGCGCACGCCGACGAAATCCAGAAGCTCAATGAGGCGCATGAAGTGAAAGTTGAACTTTTGGAGGCCGAGCTGCGCGCCGCCGATGACGAAGCGCTGGATCTTCGCAATGAGCTTTTTAGCTTGCGCGCCGCGCTGGAAGCGCATATATTAGCGGATTAGCTAAAACAGGAGTAGCGAGTTATGGTTATCCCACGAAACGAAGCGCTGGCGACCGCTGTTGCCAGTTTGCGCGACGATCCGACGTTCAAGCTCATGTCAAAAACCGAGCAAACCCAGGAAGCCATCTCGGCGCTGGAGCGTGCGGGCTTTGACGTCTCGGAGGACTTCGACGCCATAGAGGAAGCGGTGACAGTGGCCGCCATGTCGCCGTCGCCGGTGTATCAGCCGCAGGGCGTGAGGGCGCATGTCAAAAAGCAAAACCCTGCGGTGCAAGACATTCCGCAAGTGCCGGAAGCCGATGACGACTATACGCCTCCGGCATTTTTGACGAAAGGCCAGAACGCCTTAAAGGCGCATCCCGCCGCGCCGGTGCCGGACTTTAACCCCGTCGCCGTCGTCGGGCGTCCGCCCAAGCCGAAACCCGCGCCGACCGTGGGGCCGAAGGTTTACCCGCAGGGACTGGTGGCAGAGTTCAAGGCGGCCACCGGCTCGACGGATCCCGTCATCGCGTCACTGGTCAAAGAGCCGCGCAGCACTGTGCAGGCATGGGTTGTTGGGCGCACGCCGGAGCGGTTGAAGCCGGAAGGCTATAGGGCGATGGTTGAAGCCTTGGATCGGCAAGCTGCGATGATCGCAGCGCTGCGTGAGAAAATGCGATAGGAGCAACCCATGAAGATGGCGCAGGGATATAGCGAGTGGCTGCGAAGCACCAAACCCCTCAGACCAGGGCCATATATCGCCCGTTCGGCTTCCGACAAAACCCCCGATTGGCCGTTTTGGTATGTCGCGGGGCCGGACGGACGAACAAATTACATGACGGGACTAGGCGGCAGACCGAGCATAGGTGTTTTCACGACTAAACAGTGCGCGCAGGCGTTGGCCGCCGCATGGAGCGATCAATGACACAAGATACTTTGTTGCAGGTGTGCGTCGTGGGGCAGGCGCTTATGCTGACCATTGTTATAGGACTAACCATTTACGAAAAATGGTTTCGATAGCTATTGACGTGAGGCGGAACTTTGTGCATAACAAGTTATACAGGAGTTTCGCCTATGTCGTCCTCATCTTTAGTCAACGATTTGAACGCCGCAGTGGCCTATCTGCAAAATGCGTTCAGCAAGCATAATCTGACACCTCCGACGGTGATCGAGCTTGGCTCTCATGGCGATGCGGCGGTGATCTTGTCGGCGTTTCATCGGGACGTGGGTTTAACCCTCCCGCAGCCGCACATGATAGAAGGCCATCCCCGCATGGTGTTCAAGCTGCGCGATATTGAGTTTCGCTATCCGGCGATGCGTCGCGCCTTGCGAAGCGGCGGATGGGAGTATGTGTGATGCGCGTCTTAGTGGGATGCGAATTTTCAGGAACGGTGCGGCGGGCGTTTCGCGCGGCAGGACACGACGCTTGGTCGTGTGATCTGTTGCCTGCCGCAGACGGCTCGCGTCATCACTTGCAGGGTGACGTGTTGCGCTGGCTGGACGACGAATGGGATGTGGCAATCTTCCATCCTCCCTGCACGTATCTTTCGTCGTCCGGCCTGCACTGGAATAGCCGTCGCCCTGATCGCGCCGCCAAAACCGAAGCGGCCTTAGTGTTTGTTTCCATGCTGCTCGAAGCGCCGATCAAGCGCATCGCCTTGGAAAATCCGGTCGGCTGCATCTCGACGCGGATACGTAAACCGGATCAGATTATCCAGCCCTACCAGTTCGGGGATGACGCCAGCAAGGCGACGTGCCTTTGGCTTAAAGGGTTGCCGCTGTTGCGCCCGACGAAACACGTCGAGCCGCGCTTGGTGAACGGAAAGCCGCGATGGGCTAACCAGACCGATAGCGGCCAGAACAAGCTCGGCCCCTCCGAGAATCGGTGGGCGAAGCGAAGCGAAACGTATCCAGGTATCGCGCAGGCGATGGCTGAACAATGGGGAGCGCTATGACAGAGGTTTACAAATCGCCGGAAACGCTCACGGCCTTGGATGAGCTTTACCGCGCCGCCGCGCGCCGGATAGCTGCCCAAAGCATCGCGCCACTGGTCGCCGCAGCGATGTGGGCCGAGCGCAACGCCGCAGCGGCGAGGCATCCAGAGCGTTTGCTGCGCTCTGCGCTGCGCGCTTCAACGGCGCTACCGCTGATCCACTTCAACGTCGTTTGCGCCGCGCTGGCAATAGGAGCGCCGAAGTGACGCTCACACCGGAACAAGCCAAAGCAGCGTGGGCAGATTATTGCAAGAGCCGATACACTTGGGATTTCTCGAATTGCGGCCCTCTGCAATGGTTCGTTCCGGTCGAGCCGGCAATGGCGCGAATACCGGCTCGGCGCATGGGCAAGACCCTAGGCATGGAACGGCGATTGATCGCCACCTTTAAGCCGGAGCCAATTTACCGCGGCGGCGTTTTCGCGGGCTGGCGGATCGTCGAGCTGAACGGCACGGTGGTGCACGAATGATCCTCGTCGCCGTAGATCCAGGCCTCACAGGCGCGCTGGCGTTTTACAACACGCAAACCGGCGAGATGGACGTGCAGGACATGCCGGTGCTGGCAGAGGCCAAAGCCTCAAAAAACAGCAAAGGCAAACAGGCGTCCCGCACGGTCGTCAACGCGCTGGAGCTGGTGGCACTGCTGGAGGTATGGCGCAATCTCGGAGCCGAGCTGCTGGTGATCGAGAAGGTGGGTGGCCTCCCAGGCCAGTCCGCGCCTGCGGCTTTCAATTTCGGTGCCGCAACATGGATCATCCACGGCGCTGCGCTGGCTTTGGGATACCGCGTGGAGGCGACAAGACCGCAGGAATGGAAGATCGCCATGAAGGTTTCTTCTGTCCCTGACGCTATACGCGAGCGGGCGAATGCCCTAATACCAACTCACGCCCATTTATGGGCGAGGGGCCACCTCTCTGCCGGATCGGAAGTCCGGCTCGGCAGGGCAGAGGCGGCGATGCTTGCGCTTTACGGGGCGCGATTTGCAAGGAGCGGAAAATGAAATTCGAGCAAGTAACCATGTTCAAAGCGCCGGATGGCAGCATGTATGCCACGATGGCCGAAGCGCAGAGCTACGCGACGGGACGCGCGGCGGAGTTTATCACTTCGCTGGACGCCATCGCGCTCAAAGCGGCGCTGACGGATCCGCAGGCAAATCCGGCGATTGTGGATGCGCTGGATCTGTTGAGCAAGACAGCAAACGATGCGAAGGCTGCCGCTGAATTGCTCGGCACCACAACCCCTGCCGGTATTCCAGCGCAGCAGGAGCCTTTGCCGAATGTTGAAGGCGCAAAGCCGCTGGAAGGCCAAGCCTCCGGCACCTGATCGCCGCTGTTTTAAGCCTATGTGGCGCGGCGCGCTTCGCCACATTCCTTAGCACAGAGGATAGGATATGACGGACGAAGAAAAGCAAAGGTGTGGCGACAAACAACAAGGGCTTAAGTGGCCGGTCGAGGTGCGGGAGGAGGCGTTTGAGCGGCTAAATCGCGCGGCAGCGGCGCATCCGTTGGAGCCTGCGATGCGGGCTTTAGGCGAAGGCGTCAAGCATGACGAGGCGAAGCTGCCGATGCACCTACTTCCCTTCGACGCCCTCAAGGTCATCGCGCAAGTGCTGCTATTCGGCGCGCAAAAATACGGCGACCGGAACTGGGAAAAAGGGATGGCGCGCTCGCGGTTGTTCTCGGCTGCCATGCGCCACTTGACAGACTGGTGGGAGCGCAAGGGGCCGGATGAGGAGACAGGCTATTCACATTTGTGGCACGCCGGATGCTGTGTGCTGTTCCTGATCGCCTATGAAATTCGCGGCATTGGAGAGGATGATAGACCATGAACGCGCCGGAGCCTTACGAGCTGCAATTCAAGCGCTACTTTACCCGCGCCTACGTGGATCGGATCCTCAAAGCCTTGGGTGAAGGCAAGATCGACGCATATCAGGCGCACGTATTAATGTATGGCCGCGAAGCCACGGACAAAGTGCTCGCGGATCTGGCGACCTATGGCACCGTGCTGGTGCAAGTCCCTGAACTTCCGAAAGCCTCATGAGCCAATACCCGCTCCCCTTACTCGATTATCAGCACGAAGGCGCTGCACACCTCGCAGAGCGCGAGCGCACCGGCTTGTTTGATGACATGGGCGTGGGCAAGACGGCGCAGGCCATCGGCGCACTGGATCGCATCGGGGCCGAGCGGGCTATCGTCGTCGCGCCTGCGGCGGTGCGGGAGGTTTGGGCCGGCGAGTTTAAAAAATTCTCGCGGACGCAGCGCCGGATCATCAAAGGTAAAACGATCCATGACCTTGGTTATTGGCTTAAAGGCAAAGCCGATGTGCTGCTCACCTCCTACGAGATGGCGACGCGCTGGCAGGATCGGATCCAAGGTGAGATCATCGACGCGCTGATTTTCGACGAGAGCCATTATCTCAAGGGGCCGGAGAGCCAGCGCACGCGAGCAATGCTCGGCAAAGACTGCGACGGTAAAAACTCGCTGGCGTCATGGGCGGCGCGGACGTGGTTTCTGTCCGGCACGCCTATGCCGAATGATCCAGTGGACGTCTGGTCGTTCCTGCACTTCGCAGGTGGCACCGCACTTTCGCTTCCTGCGTTTACGCGGCGCTATTTCAAGTCGCGGATGGGCACATTCTCGTCCCGTCAAACCCCGCGCGAGGAGATGCTGGCCGAGCTGAAACAGTGCATCCGCGCTGTGTCACTTCGCCGCACGAAAGCCGAAGCAGGGATACATCTTCCGCCGATCTGGATCACAACCAGCACGGTTGACGGCGATACCCGCGAGATCCGCGATCTGCTGCGCGATTACCCTGGGCTGGAGGACGCCGTTATCCAAGCCGTCGAGCAGGGCGGCTTATCCTTTCTGGAAGCGCAGCATATTGCCACGCTGCGGCGGCTTGTCGGGGAGGCGAAAGCCCCCGCATATGCCAAGCTGGTGGCAGAGGAGCTGCACGCCGGACTGGACAAGGTGGTGATTTTCGGGATCCATCGCCACGCGCTGCACATTGTGTTCGACGAGCTGACGGCGCAGGGTTTCAATCCGGTGGCGATCACCGGCGACACGTCGGAGAACGACCGTAAAGACGCAGTGCAATCTTTCCAGAACGATGCGCGCTGCCGCGTGTTCGTCGGCAACGTGAAGGCGGCAGGCACCGGCCTGACACTGACAGCGGCTTCGCGGCTCGACATGCTGGAGCAGGCATGGTCGCCAGCCGATAACGCGCAGGCCTTAATGCGGATCCACCGCATCGGCCAGACGCGGGAGTGCCACGCGCGATTTATCTCGCTCGCCGGCTCTATCGACGAGACGGTGGCCGAAGTGGTGGCGACAAAAACCTCGAACATTATTCGCATTCAAGGGAGCTAGGCCATGAAGCTATGCAAGAAATGGGCGCTCACGCATTATGGGGAAGGCCCGCTAACCGACACATTCAGTATCGCAGAGGCCGTGGCGAACGAAATATTGCCAAAAACCTACGAGAGCGCGCCGGACGACGCGGAGGGCGTGGCGGCACTTGCGCTCGCGCAGAGCGCCGCGTTGACACGGATGGTGGGACGCTTGCTGGAGACGCTGCATGAACAAGGCGTGCTTTTGACGCCTTCGGTTCTAGCGGTGCTGGGCGGCGACTACGCTGTGCACTCAAACATCTGCTGATTTGCATTCATGGCGCTTGACTTCCTGCTGCGCCTTGTATAACTTGTTATACTGTGCAGGACAGTAACTCGGAGAACATCAAAATGGCACAGATTGAATTGCGTATTAACGCCGAAAGCTCGGCGGATCTGGTAACAACCATCCGCGCGCTTGGTATGGCGCTCGGCTCGAACACCGGCGAAACGATCCTCGCAGCGGCGGCGACCGCAGCAGATGAGCGCAGCGCGCCGGTCGCGGATGACGCGCCAAAGGCCGCAGCGCGGGCCACCCGCAGCCGCGCGGCTGCGCAGACGGAAGCTCCGAAAGAGGATCCGAAAGCGACCGAAACCGTCGTCGCCAAAGACGAGCCGAAGGCCGCAGCCGCTGATCCTTTCGCCGCGCCAGAAGCTCCGAAAGAGCAGCCGAAGGCCGCAGCTCCCGTCGCAGGCGCAGATCTCGAAGCCGCGAAGAATGTGCTCAAAGATTTGATGAGCAAAAAAGGCCCGTTGGCCGCGCAGGCGCTGATGAAACAGCACTTCAACACCGGCAAGATCTCGGAAGTTCCGGCGGAGCGCCTGGGTGAATTTATCGAGCTGGTGCAGAAAGCGCTCCAATGACCGGCCCCGCCGTAACCGAGCGCCCCCACTCGGAATACGGGGGATCCTCCGCCTCTCGGTGGATGAACTGCGCGGGATCGACGGCTTTATGCCGTCAGGTTCCGCGTCGGCCTACCTCTGCCGCTGCGGCAGAGGGCACTTTGGCCCACGCCTTCGCGGAGTATTGCCTCCGCGAGGGTTGCACCGACGCCAAGATCCATATTGGCATGGTGCTGCCGGAAGAGAAGGGCAAAGAGCAGCCGCTCACCGAGGCGATGGCAGGCTACATCAACACGTATCTCGATGCGGTGTATGATGAGCTTGGCAAAGCGCCGGACGCCGAGCTTTATGTCGAGCAGCATTTTGAGCTGCACGTCGATAGCGCGCCGAACGGATCCGTGTTCGGCACAAATGATGCGATGGTTTACACACCATCGCGTAAGCGGCTCGCGGTGTTCGATCTTAAGTATGGCGCAGGCGTCAGCGTCCGGTCGGAGGATAACGCGCAGCTCAAGTTTTATGCCTGCGGCGGCGCTCTGTCCCATGCGGACTGGCTTATCGAGGAGGTGGAGCTGTTTATCGTTCAGCCTCGCGCTTTCGACGCCGGATCCTCTGACGGCGTGCGGCCTTGGTCGATGCCAGTGCTTGAGCTGCTGGACTTTCCGGCAGACGTGGACAAGGCTATCGCGGATGCGGAGAGCTGCGCGATGGCGCTGGAGCAAGGGGTTATTGCAGACGCGAATGAACTACCGCTGGTGGCAGGCGATTGGTGTAAATTCTGCCCTGCGGCGGCCATCTGCACGGCGTCACAGAATAATGCGTTTAAGCTCGCGGCGCTGGACTTCAAAGACGTGGCGGAAGTCACCGCGAAAACCTTGCCCGCGCCGAGTTCGATCGACACGGAACGGCTTGGCAAGATCCTTCACGCCAAAGATATTCTCGACGCTTGGTTTAGCGCGGTGGAAAAGCATGCGCTGGAGCTGGCGGAGAGTGGCGTCGGGATCCCTGGTTGGAAGCTGGTGGATAAGATGGCGCGGCGAAAGTATCTCGGCAACAAAGACGAGGCAGCGGCATTTTTGATGCTGGCGCTTGACGCTGACGAAGATGCGGTTACGCCGCGCGAGCTGCTGACGATCACCGATGCGGAGCGGCTGATCAAAGCCACCGTGCAGGACAAGAAAGTGCGGGCCTCTTTGATCGAGGACTACGCGCTGAAATACACAATCAAGGAAAGTTCGGGGCGCACACTTGCTCCGGCCAGTGACAAGCGACCTGCGGCTAACGCTGTCACGGCGGACTTCGCGTCCGTTGCCATCCCTGCCGCCGATTGATGGAGACGAATATGAGTGATGTATCGAGCAATATGCCGCGTGAGTGGATCGAGAATGCGATGCGGCTTAACCCGTGCCGCGTGCTGGAAAGCGGAAACATTCTCACCTGTCCGGTGCGGCTGTCCTTCCCTTATCTGTTTGAAAAACAGCCCCCGATGGAGGATGGCGGCAAGGCCAAATACGCCTTGACGTTGCTTTTCCCCTTCGGTGCCGATCTCTCGGTGCTGCGGGCCGAAGCGGCGCGCACGGCGAAAGAGAAGTGGCCGAATGCCGGAACGGAGGGCGGCCCACGGCTGCATTCGCCGTTCCGCGATCAGGCCGAAAAGCTGCACTTCGAGGGATACCAAAGCGGTGCGATCTTTATCACCGCGTCTGCGGAGCGCCAGCCTCCGGTGGTGGATAGCCGGTCGGTGCCGGTGATCGACGCGGCGAAGGCGTATCCTGGTGCGTGGGCTTTGGTGTCCATTCGCCCCTTCGCCTTCGAGAAGAAAGCCAAGAAAGGTGTCAGCTTCGGCTTGCAGGCAGTGATGATGTTTGCCGACGACAAGAACCTCGGTGGCGGATCGGTGGACGTCAACAAAGAGTTTGCCGGTATCAAAATCGCGCAGACCGACAACAGTTTCGATCCGTTTAGCTAAGTCAGGAAACCCATGCTCGCAGCGCATTTAGATTTTGAAACCCGATCCGCCGTGGACTTGAAACGTTCGGGCTTATATCGCTATGCCGAAGATGAAAGCACCGCAGCATGGGGCTTTTGCTGGACGATCTGCGAGACGGGGGATCCCTCCCCTGTCTGGCAGACATGGGTAGAAGGTGACAGCGATCCAGAGATACTGCTGGAATGGATCGCGCAGGACGGCAAGGTGGTGGCGCACAATGCCGCCTTCGAGCGGACGATATGGAATGAAAAATTCGTGCCGCGCGGCTGGCCGAAGCTGCGGATCCGGCAGCAGATATGCACGATGGCCCGCGCCGCCGCATTGGCGCTGCCGCAGCGCCTCGAAACCCTCACCCATGTGCTTGGCTGCATCGCCAATAAGGACATGGAAGGCTCGAAGCTGATGCTCAAAATGTGCAAGCCCAAGTTTGTGCATCCAGACGGCAAGATCGAGTGGCTTGGTGGATGGGATAATATCAAGCGTTTGATGGAATACTGCGAGGCCGACGTGCGCGCCGAGATCGAGGTTGACGCCGGACTGCCGCTGCTCACCTCCGCAGAGGAGAATGTCTGGCGGCTTGACCAGCGCATCAATGATCGCGGCGTGATGATTGACGAGCGCTCTGTGCAACGCGCCCTCATCGCCGTTAAGGCCGCAAAGAAACAGGCCGACGAGCGTATGTGGTGGCTCACCGACGGCGAAGTGCAGACCTGTATGCAGACGCAGAAGCTGGTGGACTGGCTCAACTCGCGCGGTGTCGCCTGCACCTCGGTGCGTAAAGGCGAGGTGGAGGATATTATTCTTTCGGCGCAGATCCAGTCCGATGAGACGGCGGAGGAGGTCATCCGGCTGCGCCGCAGCGCGGCCAAAGCATCCACCGCAAAGTTCTCGGCGCTGCTGGCGTCGGTGAATAAGGATGGGCGCGTGCGTGGCATGCTGAACTATCATGGCGCGAGCACAGGCCGATGGGCTGGTCGCGGCGCGCAGCCGCAGAACTTTCCCCGCGTCGATGCGGATCGGGATCTGCCGGACGTGATGCGGGTTATCGAAGTGCTCAACACCTCCTCGATCAAGCCTAACGAGCTGATCGACGCCATCAGCATGCTGGTGGAGGAGCCGATGACCACGCTCTCGAAATGCCTGCGCGCCATGTTCATCGCCCCGCAAGGCATGAAATACGTCGGCGGCGATTTCTCGAACATCGAAGGCCGCGTCAATGCGTGGCTGGCCGGCGAGCACTGGAAGATCGAAGCCTTCCGCGCCTATGACGCCGGAGTGGGCGAAGATCTCTATAAGCTGGCCTACGCCCGATCCTTTGGCGTCGCCGTAAAAGATGTGGATAAGTCGGGCCGACAGATCGGCAAGGTGCAGGAGCTGGCGCTTGGCTATCAGGGCGGCCCTGGCGCTTACGTCAACATGGCCGGAAACTATTTCATCAAGCCTGAATGGGTGGCCGAGGTGGCGCGCAAGGCGACCGATCCGGCGGAGTGGGGGGCAACGTTTGCCCGCTATAGCGCGGCGGATAGTCGCGGGCTTGCTCCTGACACATGGACGGGTATCAAGATCGTCGTGGACGGCTGGCGCTCCGGCCACCCCTGCATCGTTCAGGGCTGGTGGGATTTGCAAGACGCAGCGGTGGAGGCGACGGCAAATCCAGGTCAGACGGTTCTCGTGCCGCAGTATCGCGGCCTCGTCCGCTATCGCGCCGTGAATGGGTATCTGTTCTGCTCGCTCCCCTCGAAGCGCGTGCTGGCCTATGCCGCGCCTCGGATCAAACGTGTGATCAGCACGCACGGAGGACGCAAGACGACAAAGAATGTCGTGGCGTATCAGGGGCAGGATCCGATGACGAAGCAATGGTGCGAGCAGACCCTCTACGGCGGCGAGCAGTGCAACCATGTCGTTCAAGGCACTGCGCGGGATCTCATCGTGCACTCGGCGTTCAAAGCCGAGGAGGCAGGGTATCCAGTCATCCTCACCGTTCACGACGAGCTGCTCACAGAGGTGGCGAAGCTACCGAAGTGGAACGCCGCCGATTTCAAAACCATAATGAGCCACAAACCGGCTTGGGCCGAAGGATTGCCGCTCACTGCATCCACATGGGAGGACGAGAGATATGTCAAATGACGCTCCAGAATTGAGCAAACACGCCGTAACCCTTCTCAACAAATTGCGGCGCGGCCATTGGGTTATGGCGTATGGACGCCGCCCCACCGCCGCGCTGCTTGAGCTGGAGGAGAAGGGCTATGTGACGACCGCTATGCGCCCTGCCACATTCCAGCGCGCCTATGTGCCGACAACTGGCTACACTCCGTCCGTTCCAGAAAGATACCAAGATGCTGAATAAGCTCCCGACTTCGATGCAGGCTCTCTACAAGGCGCTTCCTCCCGATGGCGCGGACGTCGGGATCGTCGCGCTCTATCGCGTCGTTTTCCCGCTGGACGCCGACGTGGAGGAGCATAAACTGCGCGACGTTCAGCAGAAGCTCGGCGTCTATATCACGCGCCTGAACCGCCGCTTGCGGGAGGCAAACCAGATCGTCCGTCCAGGCGCGCGACGCGGCACCTACCACCTCACGCTGCTGAAAGAACCACGTTCGCGTAAATAATCCTTGTCATACGCACAATGCGCGGGGCGGCCTTGTCGATACATCAACATATTGGAAGCAAGTTAGAGGCCGCATTAGCTTGGGCGGCGCGCGGGTTCAGAGTGTTTCCGCTACAGGAAGGCACCAAGAAGCCACAAGTCGCGGGCTGGACGTCCTCCGCCACCAGCGACGCCGAAACCATCCGAAAGATATGGACGGATCCGGTGATGGGGTGGCCGCACAATTTCAACGTTGGCGTGTTGACGGATGACATGATCGTCGTGGACGTGGACGCGCATAAAGATGGCTTTATGTCGTTGATGGATCTCGATCTGCCGCTCGACACATTGACAGTAAAGACGCCGCGCGGCGGGATACATCTTTACTTTTCCGGCCCGAACCGCGCCCTTAGCGTGGATAAGCTCGGTCGCGGTTTGGATATTCGATCTTTCCACGGCTTTGTTGTCGCCCCAGGATCCCACACCAAAGACGGCACCTACACTCTGGCGGTGGACGCGCCGATGCGCGCCGCCCCGCACAGCCTCATCGCGCAGCTTGACCATGTGGCCGAGAAGCCGACGCAGACCGGCGTGGAGACGCTGGACACGCCCGCCGCGATCCTGTTCGCCACGCGCTATCTGGAGAGCGAAGTCGGCACCACGATGGGGCAGGGCAGCGATAGCGGCACCTACCGCGTCGCCGCTGCCGTGAAGGACTTCGGCGTGTCCGAGCGCAAGTGCTTCGAGCTGATGCGCGACCATTGGAATGATAGGTGCAATCCGCCGTGGCCGTGGGAGAGGCTGGAGCGCAAAGTCGAGAACGCATATAACTACGGTCGCAGCGCCGCAGGCGTGGCCGCACCGGAGGTGGTGTTCAAAGACGTGGTTCCGGTGCCCGCCGCCGAGTTCGACGTGTTCGCAGAGACTCCACGCGCTGCCGCGCGCATCGAGTTCCGGCCCTTCACGCTGCCCGAAGCCCTGCCGCGCCGCGCTTGGATTATCCCGCGCATGCTGATGCGCGGAGCGGTGACGGTGCTCGCCGCCCCAGGCTCCGCCGGTAAGTCTACCTTGCAGCTTACCATAGCGGCGCATCTGGCCGTAGGTAAGACCTTCGGAGAGATGCGGATCGAAGGCGCGACGAAGGTGCTGGTCGCCAACATCGAGGACGACCGCAACGAAATGGAGCGCCGGATGCTGGCGATCTGCGCGTCCTTCGAGCTGGATCCGGTAGCCGTGGCAGCCAATGTGGCGCTCCTCCCAGGCGCAGAGTTTTGCTTCAAAGTGGCGGACGGAGACAGGCCGGTTAAGATCCGCACCGAGGAGCTGGCGCAGCTCGCCGCGAAGATCCGCGAGATGGACATAGGGGTTATGATGGCGGATCCGCTGATCGAAACCCACGACAGCGACGACAGCGATAACCAAGCCATGCGGCAGATCATGGCGGCGTATCGTGAGCTGGCGCAGCAATCGAACGCCTCAATATTCGTTACCCACCACACGCCCAAAGGCGCGGCGGCAGGCGCTGCGGATGCCTTGCGTGGCGCGACGGCTATTGCCAACTCGGCGCGCATCGCCCTCACGCTGTTCGACGCCTCCGAAGCGGACGCGGAAACCTACGGCATTCCGGCGCATGAGCTGAACCGCTATGTGCGTCTCGATGACGCCAAAATGAATATGTCGCTGCGCGGGGCGTCGCCTATCTGGCTCCAGCGCCACGGTGTCATCCTACCGAACGGTGACGAGGTGGGCGTGCTGCGGGTGGCGTCGGTTAAGGTCGCGGCGCAGGCCGAAGCGATCTCGATAGCGAAAACCTTGTGCAGCGCCATGCTCGCGCAGCACCGAACCTCTGCGTCCACTTATGAGGCCGCGAAGCTCTTGGCCGCCGAGGATCCAATATGGGGCCAACGCGCCGACGAGAAGTCCATGCGGACGGTGCAGCGCCGCATCGAGAAGGCGCTGCGGCAATCCATCACACTGCCGGACGGATCGGTTATCAAGATCGATGCCAGCTCCGAAGGCGGCCCTGTGCACTACAAAGTGGTGATCGAATAGGAGGAAGCTATGCTAGGTTATCCACAAGTTTTAAAGCTGGTGAACGGCGCGCTGACAGCCGCAGAGCGGAACGGCTATAATCCGGAGCGCATGACGCTCGATGAGTTGGTCACGGATATGATGGTGCAAGAGCCGGAGCTGGAAGATGTGCCGCGCAGCACCTTGGAGCTGGCGGTGCGCCGGATCCGCAGGGAGCGCAATATCAATGAAACGCCGCAGCCACTGCCGAGATCACGACGCCGCCCTTAGTGAAGATCAGCGCGCCGACGCCGCCGCCGAGCACTGCACCGATGCGCCCCACCGCCCATTTAGCGCCTTGGCCTTGCTGGATCAGAGAGTGCACCGTGTCCATCTTCTCGCCCAAAGTCTCGACGGTTTTCTGGAGCTGCCCCACCTCGGTCTGAACGGCGATCACGCGGTCGCGGGTGTCGGTATCGGTGTCAACCATTTTTGCTGCCCCATCCACACGCCGCTTTGCCCACGGCATTATGCTCTTTGGCTTGTCCGATGGTAGGGGCCGTGTCTTTCGCGCTCCAGAGAATTGGTTTAGCGCCTTGGCAGAACAGCAGGCTGTTCGGCCCGCTTGAAGCCGTCGTCTGACAAGATGCTGTCAGGATTGCGGGCAAGATCGGAACGCACACTTTCACGAACTGTATTAGCGTGGGTGAGCGCATTGGCTTGCTCCTGTAGCGAGGCGGCTATGATTTCAGCATGCGCGCCTTGAATGATCTGCCGGTCGTGCAGCCATGACGTGAGGCTGCCGAGCAGCTTCACGCCATAAAGGATAAGCGATAGCCAGGTCAAGGCTTTACCGCAGGGGCGGCGTGGGTGTTGAACGACCAGAGCGCCGTCAACACCGCGACTGCCGCGCCGCCGATGAGGGTGACTTGATCCGCCGAGATCTTGCCGGTGGAGACGAGGTAGCCGCCAGCGAAAGCGATGCCGGCGCGGACGATACCCAAAACTTGATCGAGGTTCATGTGCGTGTTCCTATTCTTTGGCCGCAGCGAGGAGCGCCGCAGATCGGATGGTTCCAATGCGGCGATGATAGACGACGAGCAGCAGCAGCGCAAGAGCGGCTAGCATAACAGCCACGATTACAATCGGGTGGTGCGCCAGATCCGCCAGCCATGTCGGGGCCATAGCGGCGCTCGCCGGCGCGGTGCTCGCCGTTACGGTCGCAGCGGCTGCGGCCCGCCCGCTGGCGCGCTTGGTCTGTTCATCGGCCATCGCCGCGCTGTGCTGGAAGGTGTCCGGCAACGATTGCAGTGCAGCATAGGCCGGATGGGTCACATCGTTCGAGACGGCGTGGTGCGCCATCTTGATGGCCTCCACCTCCACGCCAGCCACGCGAGCGCCCCATCCGCGCCCATACGTGCTCCAGATCCGCAGGCTTTGCAGGAAGGCCAGCCGCTTGTTGGTGTAGGCGTGGATTGCTCCGATGGGATCGGGCTTCGCGCGGGCGAACAGAGATACGGCGCGAGCGCGGCTCACGGCAGCTCCGACGCCGGCGTTATATGCGTCATCGGCCAGCGCATGATCCACCCCGTCTGGATACTTGCCAGCCTGTGACGGGATCCAGTAATTCTTGTTATGCAGGGTCAGAGCGATGGCTTCTGTCACCTCGTCCATGGTCAGGTGTGGATATTCGCGGCGCAGGGTCGGCGCGGACACGCCGAATTTGGAGCCGATAAGCTCGCCAACGCCGACGCGGCCCCCTGTCCAGTTGCCTGGATCCGAGCGCAGCATGGACTTTTTGGCGCGGCCTTCCCAACGCATCGTGCAGCGGAAGGAGTTGAGCTCGTTTGTGTCGGTCATGGCGTGTCCTTACCAGCCTTTGTTCTGAATAAAGGTGTCAATGATGGGTGCGATCACCGCGCAACCGGCGGTGTTCGGATGCAAAAAGTCGGCCCGCAGCGACGACGGCGGCACGTCATTACCGTGGTCTATTGCATCCTGAGGCAGAGATGGATTGTATGCGGCCACAAGCGCGGCGCGAATATCTATGTAATTAAAAGGATACGCCTCCTGCAACGCAGTGTTGAGCGCGATGATGTTGTTATATTGCGTGTTTCCCGAAGGCTCCGTGTTGCCGTTTGGCACCGATAGAACAACAAATTTCCCGTTGGCTTGGTGCGCCACCATCGAGGCGATGTTGGCGAGGGTCTGCGCCTGTGTGATCGAAGCGCCTGGATCGTTCCGGCCTGCCCAAATAACCGCAATGTCTTGCTGGTAGTGCGAGGTGTCGGCCAGCATGCGCGCCGCGATCTGCGCGGACGTCTGCCCGCTGATACCTTGGTTGAACGTGTTGCGCTGCGGCGAGCGCAGCGGCATCATCTGCGTGAGCCACGGCGTCTGCCCGACGTTCTGCGTGAGGCTGTCCCCCCACCCTGCGACGGGTGTGCTGAAATTGCCGAGCGCCGCCATGAACGCGCGGGTGGCATTATAGAACGCCACATGATCGGCGTCCGAGAAGGCCGCGCCATAGGCGAACAGGCTGATTTGCGCGGTTTGGAAACCGTTCACCGTATAGCCGAAATTACGAGCGTCGATCAGCGCGTTACCTGCGGGCGCGGCAGTGGAGGCAGAGGCCACGTTTCCGAGCAGGCCGCCGTTCTGATAAAGTCGAACGTTCGAGGCGTCCACGCGGGTTACGCCCACCAGCCCGATTTGCGATCCGACATAAGCGGCCAGCGCTGCGCCTGCGTTAGAACGGTTAAGATCGCCGTAAAGCTGCGCGGTGCCGGCAGGGCCGAGCAGCGATTGGTTCGTGCCCACTGCTACATATACGTAGGGCGCGTAGCCTGGGGCCGGCGTGTTTGACCATGCCAGCATTGTGGCGGAGTTCAACGAGGCATTAACCGGACTGGTGCTCAGGTTAAATCCTGTGTCGATATAGGACGCCACGCCGTCGCCGGAAAAGCCGCGATAAGGCACGAAAGCTGGCGCGGATATGAGCGTGGCGTTGGCGAGATTGGCGATCCAGTTTAGCGTTCCCGCTTGCGTGTCTTGCGCCACATACACTTGCAGGCAGTCCAGCTTGGCATAAAGGTTAGCGGTTTTGAGCGCGGCGATATAATTGGCGATGGCGGTGGACGCGCCGTATTTAGCGGGATTGGTCATCCGCAGCAGAAGGCCATACGCCTCCTCGCCCCATAGGTTCGCGCCAATCTTAGCGTCCGCAGCGGTGCGCGCCGCATTGCCTGCGATGACCGTCACCGGCAGCGCCGTGGCACCCAACGTGATCGAAGCCGTGGGCAGCGCAATCGCCAGTGTAAGGCCGATGTTGGCGGCGCCGCCATTGACGAACGCGCTCTCCAAGCCGAGCAGCGCAGCGGTGTTGGCGTCGGTGGCGCGGGTGAGAATAAACGGATGCGTCGCGTCGCCAACCTGAGTGACGTTATAGAGGCCGTATGCAACGTTAGCGCCATTCGCTTTGGTGTAATCCCAAATCCAGCAGCGCTGGCCAACCGTGGGCGTGACGCCATCAGAGACAGTTGAGGCAAGCGCGCCATTGGCCGAGGCGGTAATGACGCCCGCCGAATAGGTAAAGCTGGGCAACGCCGTCGCATTGGCCCATGCCACCGCGCCGCCCGATGCGGGGTTGAAATTGCCAGCGGGGCCGACGCCGCCCGTCGCGCCTGGATTGCCTGGATCCCCTTTGAGGCCCACTATGCTGGTGCCTGCGCCCCATGTCGTCGTTTTGGGGCCATACATGATCGAGTGCACATTGTCGAAGCACATATCCCCTGCGACGCCCATGCTATCTGCGGGCGGAGACGATACGATCCACCAAGCGATGCCATAAAGGGTGAGCGCGTAGGGATGAGGATTACCTGCCGCATCAAAGCCGAGCAGCGAGCTGGCGCGCGCCGATTGCGTGGGAAGCTGCATCGGGCCAGACGGGTCGCTATCCTGCAAGGTGATCGAACGCCCGAAGGCGTATTGCAGGATCATCGTAACCTTGTCCACCACATCGTTGAAGAACGATTGCAGCATGCTGGCGTTATTGGTGACGGAGGCTGCCTGCGTCAGCGGGGGCTTGCGCAGGATGAACACCGCAGCGCCAACGGGCGGCGGGACGATAAAGGTTACGGTGCCGCCTCCGCCGAGCGGATCGTGCGCGCCCGCGACCGTGTAATCTATGCCGAGCGTCTTGGCTGCACCGGCGACGGAAACCACCAGATCGGTTGCCAGCAGAAAATAAAACGAGGTGGGAAACGCGGTGGACACGCCGTCGCCGGTATAGGCGATGCTAAAGGTGGGGCTTGTCACCGGCATGGAGGTTTCCTATCGAACGTTAGAGTGATTTCCTTGCAACATCTGTAGCAGATCTCGCATACCGACGTAACTGGAAAAAGGCACAAGTCCTGCCGCAGCGCGCGTCTGCTGTTTCGACGCACCGCGCGTATCCAATCCAGCCTGACTGGATGCCGCATTCAGGCCGAAACCCGCCGCCTGCGCCACGTCTTGCGTCAGCCCCGCCGTGGGGCCGAGCAGCCGTGCTAAATCGGGGCTGGTGGTGACGTGCCCATTCTTTACGGAGCCTAGCGCCTTGACGGCGTTCAGCGCCTCGAAGGGCAACGTGAACAACCCCGACTTGTCCAGGCCATGCCCGATGAGCGAAAGCGGATTGTCGCCCACTTGCTGCTTGAACTTCTCGAAGCTGTCCGAGCCGCCGCGCATCGCGGTGAGATATGCGCTCATCATGCCGAGAGACGTCTGCGCAATCAGGCCGGTGACAAACCGCGTCGGATCCTCCTGCATGCCGCGCAGCATGGCGCGCGAGTGCGCTGCGATGCTGAAGGTTTTAAACTGAAGCAACATGCGCCCCGTCGGCGTATTGGCGAATAGTGGCAGATCCCCGACCGATTTTTCGTGGATGATCGAGCCGACGTCCTTCGCCACGGCGGCGCGATAGGTTCGCGCGGCTTCCGCCGAAGCCCATTTTTCTGTATTGGCGACATGGATACCGTCGATGTGCTCGCCGTGCTGCGCCAGCTCGTCACCAATGCGCCCTGCCATATTCTGATCTATGCCGAGATAAGCCAGATAGCGGGCGTCTTTGCCACTCTGGATCCCATCAATGATGCGGTGCTGCACCATCATCGAGGACAGGTTTCGCATGTGATCGAAGAACAGGGCCATGCCGTTCCACGCCGTCCCGATCTTGGTGCCGTTTTGCAGCAGCCGCTCGACGGCGGATCCAGGGCGATAGGGATCGCCCATCTCTGCAAATGTCTGCATGCGACCGTGCAGCAGCGCATCATTGCCGATGCCGGCCAGATTGCTTTCGCGCATGGCGCGGGCGTAAGCGGACGATCCGTTTTTACCGATCACCGCATCGAGATTTTTGATGAGCGGTGCCAAGCCATCCTGCACATAGGACTGCAAACCATGCACCATCGCAGGCCGATAGATGATGGACAGATTGCCTGGAATGAAATTGCCGAGTGTCCGCAGATAGTTATAAGCCATGACGGAGCGGACGACGCGAGCATAACTGCCCGAATTGGCGTCTCGCTTATAGGTGCCACGGATCAGATCTGCCAAAGCGCGGACGTCTCGAATATCCGCTTTCTCTTGGCCGGCCAGATGCAGTAGCGCTTTCTCTTTGACGGTCGCCAAATCGTCCGCTTTGCCGAACAACGCCTTGACACGCGCCGCTCCTTGGCCCTGCATGGCAAGCGCGCGCACCACGTCGCGCGGATCCACCGGCTTGCCGTTGGCGTCGAACTGTTTGTAATCGGGGCCGATGCTTTGCACATGATCCCGTAAATCCGCGTGCGCCTGCGCAATGTCCTCGATGCGGCCTTGCAAACCGCCGGAGCCGAGTTTGCGCGCCAGCTCATTCTCGCCGGACATGATACGCGCGTATCGCTCCCCGACGGCGCGCACGTTGCTCTCCATGAAGTCCTCATAGTCCGTATCGCGGACATGGAAGGTGCGGTCTTTCAATGGCCCGCGCGAAATGTTCAGCGCATATTCGGCGTTGCTCGATGCGCCGGTGGTGTCGCCATAGCGCCCCGTCAGCTTCTGGTGCACCTCATCGGCCACCTCGCGGGCTGCGTCGGTGAAGTCCGGCACGCTGGATCCATGCACGTCCACGTCGTCCGCGCCTTTAACCCGCCACCGCTCACGGAACGCCTGCGCCATATCCGCCTGCGTGGCGCGAATGTCCTCGGCTTTCGCGGACAGTTTGGCCGGATCGAGCCGTGCGATGCGATCTTTCAGGCGCTGCGACTTTTCGCCGCGCATCAAAGAGGATTTATTGACCTGCGCCACCATCGCGTCCACGCCGTCGCGGACGTCCTGCAATGTGGCGACCGGATCAAAATTCTCCCATCGCTCTAGCCGCGTGGCGATCTTGTTCAGGCGCTCGGCATAGGCCTGCTGCTGCGCGGCGTGCTGCTCGAAAATCTTCTGCACCGGCGCTTCAACGGGCGCGGTATCCTCTCCTGCCTTGCCCTTGAGATTTTCCACGGCGTCCGCCGCGCGCTTCGCCATGCGGTCTGCGCGCTGCGCCACTTGGGCGAATGACGTCTTGAGTTCCGATATACGCTCCGCGTATTTAGCTGGATCCAGACGCTGTGCTTCCGCAGCAAAGCGCTGGCCCTTAGTAACCAATCTATTGAGCTGGCGTGCATTGGTGTCCTCCAGACTGGATAGGCTGTTAACCAGATTATCCACACGATCCGACATGCCGGCATAGTTGAGATCCACTTGCCGATAGCGCGAGCGCAGAGCGCTGCGCTGCGCCACATAATCTTTCAGCCCTTGACCGCCCTGCTCTTTAAGGCTTTGGATCTGCGCGCGAGCGTCCTTCGCGGTCGCGCGGTCGCCTGCGTCGGTCGCGGCTTGGGCTTTCTGGCGCAGATCGTTTATCTGCCCAAGCGTCTCGATGTGCTGCGAATTGGCGGTATCCAGCTCGCCGCCTTGTTTCTCCAGCGTTGCCAATGTCTGCGCGCGGGTGGCTGGATCCATGAACAGATCGGCGTGCTCTTGATCCAAACGGCTCAAACGATTTTGCAGCACAGCCCGCTGCGCCGAAAAATCGCCGGCCATCTGCGGCGCTATGTCGCCGGTGACGCGATCCTTAAACTCCGCCTCGCGTGCGTTCAACGCGCCGGTCTGCCACATGCGCGAAAAATAGCTGTCTGCGTCTGCCACGTTGACGTCAGCCGGCAGCTTGCCGAGTTCGATAGCTTCTTGTTTGAACGGCTCGAACACCTTGGCCCGCCACGCGGAGGCGGCCTGCGCCACGAAAGGGTTCTCCGCCGTGTCACCACGGCGCATGGCTTGCCCCACCGCCTCATCGAACTGGTTCACCGGCATATTGGTGCCGGCCTCTTTCATGGCATTGTAGGCGTCCTGATGTGCGCCAAGCGCGTCGGCCAGCCGTGCTTTGTATTGCATGCGCGCCGTCGTCTCGACGGCAGGGCCAAGGCTCTCGCCGTCGCTGTGCATCGCCTGATACAGGGTGTTCTCGCCAAACTCCTGCCCCGTCTGGCGGGCCAGCGCTACAGGGCTTTGGTTCAGCCGCAAGTTCGGGTTCACCGAGGTGGCGCGGGCGATAGCGTCGGTGGTTGCGCCGTCAATGGTGAGATCTCCGACGGTGGCATGCTGCACGCGCGCCGCGCCGACGTCTGCGGCGGCAGGGACGCCGCGATTAAGCGCCACGTCTCGCAACGCCGTCTGCGCTTCGGCTATCTGCGCCTGCCCGCCAAGATGCCCCACCACGCCGCCGAGCAGCGAGCCGAGCAGCACGCCGCCGCCGATGTTATCCATGCTCTCGCTTAGAGGCCTCGTGTTCTGCGAGGACTGCAAAGCGCCTTCTATGGCGGTCATGCCGATGCCGAAATTGGCCGCGCCTTTGACAGCGCCTGCGGCCATCGGGCCAGCCTTGGCGACAAAGGCCGGAGCCTCCACTTCGGGTATCGCCATGAACGCCGGAATATCTGTGAGGCCTGCCGCGATCTGCGACAAACCGCCGCGCCAGCCCGACGCCGCCAAAGTCCGGCGATCATCCTGCTCCATGTCGATCTGCTGTTTGGTGGCCGCCGTAAACCGCGCATTGTTCGAGCTGACGAAGCTCGACCAGAACGGCTCATATTTTGTGCCCTTGATCTCATCCCACGCGGAATAGCTCGGATCTTCGGGCAGGTTGTCGGTGCCCATATCCTTGCGGCTCAACTGCGAGGTGACAAGCTCACCTTGACGAAACGCCGCGCCCAAGGCCCATGTTGGGTGGTCGATCATATCCTGATTGGCGGCCTGCGCCATCGTCGGCGGCCCCTGCGGTTCCGCGCCTGCGGGAAGCTGCCCCGTTGGCTGGAGCACTGACTGCCCCGATTGATCCAGATCAAAAATAGGCATCAATTCTGTCCGTCTAAGGGGGTCATCATGGCGTCGGCTATGCCGCCAGGGCGCAGCGTCGGCACAATGGCATTAACGCCTTTTCGGATACGATCCCCCTCGGCCATGCCAGCCTCTGCCGCAGCCCGCCCGCTAGGGGGCACCGCGTAGAAGCCCGCGCGCTTGCCGTTGGCTCCGGTGAGTATGTCCGGCGTCGGCACCCCGTTGACAAGGTGGGTGTATCCGACGGCGTATGACGGCGGGCGGCCAGCCTTAAAATCTTCTGCGGTCGCGCCGTTGGGCAGCGGCACCAGAAATACATCTTTTGGCTTCACGTCGGTGCCGGTTCGGCTTTTAACATCGCTGGCGGCTTGGTTATAAATGTAATCGAAGGTGCCGTCTGGTGCCGGAGGGTATGCTTTTTCTGGCGGAAATTTCATCAACGCCCCGTTTGACACACCATACATTTTTTGAAGCTGCTGCACCGCATAGGATTTCGCGGCGTTTTTGTCGCCGTATTGCTCGAAATGCTGCGAAGCCAGCTCGGCGTAATCAAGCAGCATCGCGTTTTTCTGTTCCGGCGGCATGGTGTTTATGTCCTGATGACCGAGCAACCCCATCGGGCCGCGCGTCGGCATGAGGGCTTGCTGGAGCACGCCGAGCGCGTCACTCTTGGTCGGAGACGCCAGATCGGATTGAAATGATTTCACGTCGTCGTTGCGCACTTTGACCTTGGCCTGATAGTCCGGCGAGTTCATATTGGCGATGCGCTGCGCCGCTTCTTGGCCGGATAGCCCAAGATCATTGGTGAAATGCTTATACATCATGCCGGCGTTTTCGAGATCGGACTGGCCCTGCGCGCCTGCGAACACCTGCGGATTGCGCGTCAGCATGTTGGCGGCGATGTTGGCTGCGCTTTCCAGCTTCTGCGGATCCGTGGAAACCAGTGCGCCTCGCAGCATGGTGGAGGTGGCCTCCGGCACGATGCCGGTGCGCTGATACACCGCCAAGCCCGCCTCCGGTGTGTTGCCGAGCGCCTTCACGCCCGCATTGGCTATCCGCTTGTCGTCCGTGCTGAACGGGTTCCATTGCGCGTTCGGATCGGCGGCGCGGGCGTTGAAGCTGGTTATATCGGCCTGCGCCTTATCGCGGGACTGCACGATCCCTTCGGCGGCGGTTATGTCTTTATAATCGGTGAGTTGCCCATTGGCGCGAGCATTATGAATATCCTGCATGCCGAGCGAGCCGTCGTGCAGCTTGGTTTGGAAGTCGTTAAACCAGGTATTGTAAGCATTCGTGGCTTGGGTCTGCGCGAAGTTCGTCTGCTGCACTGTCTCGCGCTCGGCAGCGTCGCGCAGTGATGCGCGCTGCTGATAGGTCAGCGCCGAGAGGTTAGGATCCGGCGTGAGTGCTGGTGCCGCGCCGCCAAACCGCTGCGTCTGGATCGCGTAAACCTGCGCCAATGTGCGACTGCCTTGCGGCCCGCTCTCGCCCCCTTTGTTGAAGAACACCGTCGGGTTAGCGGATGCCGCGTCAGGGAACGCTTCGGCGGCGTTGGCGTCTGGCGCGGCCTTCATGCGGTTAAGAAAATCCACCGCGCCGCCAGCACCCATAAAGTGCGCCAGATAGAGGTTCTTCTCGTTCACCGGCAGCCCTGCGGACGTCAGCGCCGAGGAGTTCTGCTTTGTCAGGATCCGCACGCCCGCGTCTTGCTGCGTCGGATCATTCTTGCCGGCGAGCGTCAGGCCCGCCGCCTTGCCCTCCGGCGAGTTGACCACAGATGCCCATGTGCCATTCGTGAACTGGTATAGCCCCGACGCCGAGCTGGTGGTGGAGCTGGCGTTAGCGTTTCCGCCGCTCTCTTGTGCTCGCAATTTAGCGAAATAGCCGACATTGTCACTGCCGAGGCTTGTCGCCATCGCTTCGGGATTGTCGCGGGTTTTTGCCACGCCGTAAGCCAGTGCTGCGTTATTATCCCACCACTGGTGCTGTGCCTGCTTGTCGGCAGCAGACAGGCCGGAGCTGTCAATAACCTCGTGGCCTTGTTGCTTATAGGCGTCCAGTGCGGCGGGGGATTGGTCGATGCCCGTCTTGAGCTTATCCAGCGACGAGTTCACCTCGCTGGAATAATAGCGATCCCGCTCGGCAAACTCTGTGCGAAGGGCTTGCGCCGCTTGGCCGGAGCGCAGACCGGCCATCTTGGCCTCCCACTGCGCCTTGGTGGCCGGATCCGCGTCTGCTAGATTGTCTGCAATCCACTTGGCGGCCCGCGCATCGAAGCCGCCGGTCGGTGTTGGATCTTCGGCGTCGTCGCTATTATCGTCTGCGGGCTTGTTGGTCGGGGTGGCCGCGTCTGCGCCACCAAGATATGTCTTGGTGAAGTCCTTCGCCCCGTTCGACACACCGCGCTGCGCGTCGGCAAAATTCTGCGCTTCCTGCGATTGAAATTCGATGTAGGATTTTTGCAGATTAAAGCCGTCCAGCTTGTCCTGATCGGCCTTAAAGCCCGCCGCGATCCGCTTGAGATCATCGCCGGTAGAGGACAGGCCCGCGCCAACGGCGCTGCCCATCTCGGAAGCGTCGGCGCGCATCGGATTATAGGCGGTCTGCTGACCGGCCACATTCGGGATGATCGAAACGCCTTCGCCAATTTGCGGAGTGAACGGCATGTTACACCTGGAGCTGCATAGGCAGCATAGAGTTGGATCGGCTTCTGTAGAAGTCGGCCGCGCCGTTGAGCAGCTTGGATCCTGCGCCCATCATGCCGCCGAGCAGCGAATTGCTGGCTTGGTTCTGATACAGCGCCGCGTCATTGCGGGATCCGGTGGCCCGCACCTCGCCGCTATACACCGCCGTCATCATGTCGAGCTTACCTTGCGCCGACATTTCGTCGAGCAGATTGGAGTTGGAGCCGGCCAGCGAGGTTCCATTCTCCAGCATGCCGGCTTGCGCGGCAGCCATCGCCTGACGGGTTTTTTCATTGGCGTTTGACGCCTGCACGGCGCTCTGCTCGGTGGCAACTTTGGCCTGCTGCTGCGCCACTTCGGCGTTATAGTTGGCGGCATTCGATTGAGCGATCCCGCTCGCCACGGATCCTGCCGCACCGAGTATGGTGGCCCCTACCCCGATAGCCGTGGACGCCGAGGCGGCGGCGGAGCCGATAGCGGAGCCGATAGCGGCGATTGCAGGAATGAAGGCCATATCACACCACCTTGGAGTAGAGCATAAAATCCTTACCGCGCCAAAACTTACGCATCAAGCCTTCCGGCTCAAACCCCAAAGTCTTTATCCAGCGGTGCCCTTGTTCGTGCTCCGCTAAGATGTGCGCCTCGATACGGACGAACGGCGCGCTCTTTATCGCACGTTTTACTGCCGCGTGCATAGCCGGAAAATCCGCGCCGATGCCGTCCGCCAGCACACCCCATATAATCCCTCTATCCGCGTCAATTCGAGCGATCCCGCCAATCGCCAGAACGGCGGTGCCTTTGCACGCGGCGAAGGCGTAACCAGCTTTTATGCTCGCCGCCACGTCAGTCTCATTCATCTCCGGCCAGATCTGACGCTGCGCGGGCTGCACCGTCATGCCACGAAACATTGAGGGGTATGCAGGAAGAACATTAATCATTGGTGTCCATGCGCGGGTATATGGCAATCAGGGTCATTGGCAGCGGCTGCGTCTGCGCCACACACACGAAACCGTCTGTGTCCGTCACCGCTTCCGGCGTCACAAACTTATCGCCGCTGAACATCGGCAGCGTCGTGCCCACCACATAATCGCTCGGCAGATAAGGGATGACGTCGAGCTGGGCCTCGTTGGGGCCGGCGGATCCCCCGAGCGTATCCGTGAACCGCACCGCCATCTCGCCAAGCGAGCGCTTACGGGATTGGCCCGCCCCGCCTTGCGCGCCGGCGTCAGGGCGCATAGGGATCAGGATAGAGCTGAAGCCCAAACCGCACTGCACCTTCGATGCGGGTTGCTGGAGCGCCACCACACCGCCTGTCACCACGGCGTCGGCCTGCGGTGCACCGTCAGCGAATACGCTTACCGTTTGGCCCTCCAGATGGGAGAAACCGCTGACGCTCGAAACCGGAGCGCCGCTATAGGTCAGGCCGGCGTCCACATAAAAGCCGTCCGTCACGTCGTTCTGCACCAAGCGCGGATCCTCCGCGTATTCGATGTAGCGCGTGACCGCCCCATTGATGGTGCGATTGACGATGAACCACGGATCGTCCCGCGTGGCGTCGGGCGCAGCGATGACACTAACCGCCTCCACCAAGCCATTGCCGCCGAGAGTATGCTGCGCCCATCCGACGACGCCGCGCTCCCGATTATACGTCAGCGCCTTTAGTGAACCGTCCGCGAGCGCCATCCAGAGCAGCATATCCGGTTCGGCGGCGAAGTCCATGTCAACAGCTTGGTGCCGCAGCATGTGATCCGCCAGCACGGTTAGATCCTCCGCGCCGTATTTGTTTATATCGAAACGGTATTTCATCTCGCGCAGTTTTTTGCCGGCGCGCTGAATGTAGAGCGTGCCTTCGCCCACATGCAGTGGCGCGAGCAAACGCGATCCGTATTCGGTCTGCGGTGTGACTTTCAGGTTGCTGGCGGAGAACACCATCTGCAAAGACTGTTCGGAGATTGAGGCTTCGCAACGCGACGCGCCGAGCAGCAAATCCGAAGCCGCAGAGAGCCAGCGGATATTGTCGATCTTATCCAGCCCGATTTGCACGTTGATGGCCGTTATCGCGGTTACGCTTGGCCCGTCCTGCAAGGCGAAATTATCATAATCCCCCACCTGCGAGCACACGACACGCGCCCCGCGCGCATAGCATAGCCGGTTGCGGAACATCGCCAGTGCCGTCGGCCAGCCGTCAGTGCTGTTGAATAGGGCGTGCGCCCACCTGGTCGTGGCGTTAGACGCGGCCCCTGATGCGGTCGTGCCGACGCCGCCCGCGCTCACAAGCTGCGAAGGCAGTTCGGCGAGGTTGCCGTAACTCGGCGGCAGCACGGTGGCGCTCACCTGCGTTGAACTGATAAGCGCGGTTATGGTGACGAAGCCATAACCGGAGTGGATATATTGCCAAACTGCGCCAGTGTTGTATCCGCCAGGGGCCGCCGTGGCCGAGCCATCGGATGCCTGCCCGCGTGTGTGCACCGGCGGGGAAGGGCCGGTATAGCCGCCGCTGGAAGGGCCGCCGCTGATAGATACGGCTCGATACACATTCCCTTGATAGCGCCAGACCGTGCCGACGGTTACGGCGACGCCTGGCGCCCACGTCGGCACGGAGGCCGGATCGTTTACCTCCATGTAGAACGAGGTGCCGACGTCCGCAGCGGTGAACACTGGCGCCGACGAATATAACGATATGTTGCCCGTCGTGGCGGAGGCCGAAACCAACACCGTCTTGTTGGAGGGATCGACGTCTTTGAAGGGGCCATAGGTGAACGGCACCGGCGTTAGCGTCCAGTTAGTCGCGCCAAAGCGCTGGAGCTTTTGCGGCGGCACGGTGCCGTTGACGTGGAGCGCCCACATAACGTCCGCTTGCTGCACAGAGCGGAAAGCCTTGGTGTTCTCGACGGTGACAAGATCCGCCGTCGCCCAAGGCGTTGCCAGCTCGAACGGGGTTCCGCCGGAGAGGAGTTGGCCGCGATTGGCCCAAAATCGCATATAATTGTTGCCGAGTTCGAGCACATAGCTCTGCGTGGCGTTATACTCGAACTTATGCAACCACGTCCGTGCGGTCTGATCCTTGACTTTGCCGAGGTATCGAGTGCCGCCGCGCCGCACCGCCGGCCCTTGCACGGTGGGGATAAAGTTCAGCAGCTTGCGGCAGCCGGACGTATATTTTTCTTGATCGACGCGGCCGTCCATGAGCTTGGAGAGTTCGCCGGCGTTGAACGAGTTCCAGCTTAAAACCTCGCGCACCATGTCACCAATTCCTTGCCTGCATCCACGTATCGTCCATTGGCATGCGGTTTGGCAGCTCGATGGCATTCACTCGACGCGCCTCGAAGATGGCGGATTTATACATTTTGATCAGCCCATCTTCGCGGGTTTGGCTCTTGGTGATCGTGAAGCACATCTCCTGCGCCAGCCTGATAACCATCGCCTCGCAGAATGCTGCATCCCATGTGCCCTCCTGCTCGCTCATGTCCGCGACATAGCGGATCTGGAGCGGCGCAGCATAGTCGGTGAGGATGGCGTTTCCCTCTATCGCGTAGGTGTCGGTGGGCCAGAAGATAAAATCCCGAAACCCGCTGCTGCCTGCGGCGTCGTTTGCCACCTCGTAGAGCCGGAGAAAATCGTCGGGCTGCTGATACTGATACAGGAAACCGAAGGCCGGAGGGGTAGAGAGCGCCGGCAGCGTAGCGCGGGAGAGCGCAAAACTCCACGGATGCCGGCGCATCTCCGAGCGCGCCACTCGATCATACACCGCTTTCGCGGTGCGGGCGCTCTGCGAACTTTCGTCTGGCGAGGCGATGGTCGCCGTGCCAAGTTTGATGAGCGCGCCGTTGATTATGTCAACGCGGTTCATCTGGCTAGTCCTGAATGAAATAAAGGGTGATCGTCAGCAGCGTGGTGCCGTCACCGCCGGTTACGACCGGACGATAGGCAGGGACGCCGATATACGCGCCGGTCGTGGTGGTGCTCTGCGACGTGAGGTTGCCGAGCAGGCTGCTCTCGTCGGCCTGTGCGCCAGAAACCACGGAACGATCACTCGCGCCTTTGACCTGCACCTGTCCGCCCGCTCCGAGAACGCCTTTGACGCTGGCCGAGCGCAGCACGAAACCAGGCTGGTTAAACCACACGCCATCGTCGCCGTTCTGCATGCCGCTATACACAGCGATGAGATCGGAGCCGCCAGAGCTGTTGCCGCTGCGAGTTACGACGGGGGAGCGCGTGGTCATGGTTTAATCCTTACGGGACAGGCGGCCAAGGGCCGGCGGTGATAACTTCGCGCATCGTATCGAGGATCTTGAATGCGTCGTTTTTTGTCGGGCAGTTCGCGTCGTCAATGGTAACACGAATAGCCGAGGTCGAGATCGCGCTACCGACTGTCTGCGCGGCCACAATGGCCGTGCGGTCTGCGCCGAGCACAATGTCATACTGGTGTTGAGCCATCCGCTCCTCCTGTTAAAAAGCGCGGTGCTGTTGCACCGCGCTGGATCTTATTCGCAAGCGAAATAAAGATCAATGGTGAACAGGCCGGACGTCGGAAGGTTCGCCACGCCCACGGTGAGATAGACGTCGCGCTGCGGCAACACCGACGGTTCGGACGTGCCCCAAGTCGCGGTTACGCCGTAAGGCAGCGACGTGAAAGACGAGCCAAGCGACGAACCTGGATCGCTGACCATGCCGAACAAAGTCGGGGTGTTGGTCGCGGTGAGCACGATGCCGGTTGCATACTGCGTGTTGGCGGCGTGGGTCTGCGACAAACCGATGTTCAGCGAAGCGGTGCCGAGCGAGGCGCTGGTGTTGATGACGCCATAGCTGAACACCGCGCCCGACGGGATGCGGCCAAGATATACGTTATCCGCCGTGGTGACGGTGGTGTTCGCCATGTTGAGCGTGGCGCGGTAGCGCCGGACACACGCACCGAAGGCGGCCAGCGACGGCTTGATGACAGGCTTGCTGGTGTAGCCGGTCTGCTCGATTGAAGTGAAAGCGGTCATTGAAAGCTCCTGAAAAGACGTGGACGGAAGTAGGGCGCGAGCGCCCTACTCTTAGCCGGTGGTGATGATCTGAACCACGCGCTTTTCTTCGGTGCGCGTCGCTCCCACGGTGGTCTTGGCATAGACCTGCGTGGCGTAACGCTTGTCCGGTCGCGGATCGACGCGGGTTTGAACGTCTTGCCACATGCCGAGGTGCATGCCGCTCTGCGCCCACGCGGGGAGCAGGCGGTTCGAGCCGGAGGTGAGCGCGTTCACCGTGTCGGTCTGATACGAGTTAATGTCGGTAAACTCGACATGGACGAAGTTAAAGCCCATGAAGGCCGTAACCTTGCCGTCCATCAGCACTGGCTTGGTGTTGTAATCCAAGTTCGTCACCTGAATTTCGTTCAGCAAGCCGTCATGGTCGGCGGCGGTGATGGCGACAAAGAGCTGTTCGGTTTCGAGATCCGTGCCCGCAGCCATAAACAGACGCTTCGCAGCGCGCAGCTTGGCGACGTTCAGGTTCGAGCTGGTGCCGCCGACATTGACGCCGACGATCTGGCCGGACGGGAATGCGGTGGACGAGGTGCCGTTTTCGCCGGTATTGGCCGCCGCAAAGAATGCCTGCAAGATCTCGTCATCCTGTGCGCGGCGCATCGAATTGACTGCGTTCTGCACGTAGGACGAGGTGGGATCAATCAGCATGCGAAGCCGATCCTGATCGTCGATCAGATCTGCCCATTCATAATCGTTCGGGTAGACCCAACGCGCGTCGTCAGGGGTGGAGATCAGCGGGGTGTCCGCGTGACGGGAGAGGTTCTTCACAGGCTTGACAGCACCGAACTGTTCCACCGCTTTCGCGCCTTTGCCGGTGTAAGGGGCTTGGCGGACGTAAGGGGTGAGTTTGCCGCCCTTCTGCTGCAAGAGCATCTGGACGTTCGTGCTGTAAGCCTGAACAAAATGGGTAGGCACTGAAAAAGACATTGCGCCATTCCTCCGATTAAGTGAGTGATGCGCGGTTGTCTTTAGAACCTAAAGGCCGACGGTGCCGGATCATCCGGCGGCAGAAGCTGCCTTATGGGCTTCCTCCCACTCTGCCAGCGCGGCGTTCCGAACGTTGCCGTTAGGAGACTGGAGCCGAGCCTGAAAAGCGGTGTCCGCCATAAGTGTTTGTATCTTGGCCTGCGCCGCCGTCGCTGTCAACACAAAATTAGCATTGCTGCTCGAACCGGCCACGTTGGAAGGGCCACCATCTTCCAGCACGCTGCCGCCGATCTTTGCCATCAGCTTTAGCATAGATGCTGTGCCGAGGCCGCGCTCCATGCGGGTAAGACTATCGGGATCAAGAGCGAGCGTGCGGACGGCGCGGCGGGCGGCTTCCGTGTTTTTGTCGTAATCCGCGCCCCATTCGACTTTAAGCCCGTCGATGGCCTTCGCGCCTTCCGCCTGAAACGCTTTGAAGCTGTTGGCTTCGGCTTCGAGATATTTGGCGGCGAGCTGTTCGCCTTGCGCTTTCGGCAGGCCGAGTTCGTGCATCCACTGCTGCGCCGCCGTCACCAGCTCTTTGGGTGCGCCGTCCGGCACCTTGATCTCGTATCCGTCCGGCTTTTCCGGTGCGCCGAGCTTGGCGTAGAACGCCCGCTTTTCTTCTGGCGTCGCGTCGTCTTTCGGCAGAACGACTGTGCGGCCTGCGCGGTCTGCGCCGAGCAGCTTTTCGAGGTTGAAGTAGGCGTCTCCGATCACCTTCGGCGCGTCGGCGTCGGGCAGCTTATCCCATCCCTTTGCGGTAAGGCTGGTCTGAAACTCGGCGGGGATACCCTTCACCCACTCCGAAGATCCGGCGGCTTGCTGCTGCGCGGGCACAACCGGCGCGGCTTGGCTTTGAGACAGTAGCGCGGCTCCTGGATCGCCACCGGCAGGCGGGGCGTTTCCTGTGCCGCTTGCCCCGCCGTCGGCAGGGGCGAAACAGATATTCCGGATATAGCGCATTAGTTTTCCTCTCGTAAGTTGACCAACTCTCCGACGTCAAGCAGGAGCATCCTGACATAACGCTCGAACACTTCGCGCCGAGCTGCGGCGACCAACGTGGCGTTGACGTCGATGCTGCCGCTGACAGGGCTAAAAATAACCTGCGCGGATCCGTCCGCACGGCAAAACTTCCGCATATCCTGCACCAGAATGCGCGCATCCGCATTGAGGTGGCCTCTGCCGTCGAGCAGCAATCGCCGGATGGCGAGCTGTTTGCGGGAGAACGGCGTGGCGCTCAATTCTTAACCCCGACTTTGGCCGGCGCGATAATCGAGGCATGGGCACGCTCGGCAAATGTCACAGCCTCGTTGCCAAGCCGCATGAAGTCGTTTCGCGCGTCTGACGGATGAACGAATACGGTGCCGCCGGTCTTGCCGTTCTTATCCACTGTGAGCACGACGAAGCTGCGCGCTTCGCCGGCGCGGATCTGACGGGCCAGCTTTTCCAACTGATCGGCGGGCATTGCGCCAAGGATAACAGACATGGTGGCTCCTAGAATGGCGCTTTTTGCGCGTTGGCGTTGGCGTCGGAAAGCGTCTTGGCGGTCTGCGCGGCAATGGGCGCGGCTTGCAGCATGTTTTTCATCTGCTCCTGCTGCGCCATTTGCGCGTCGATCTTTTTCATCTCGTCATCGGAATACAGGCAATCCGCCGGCACGCCGTTGACTTCGGACAGGCGCTGCGTGATGCGGTCAAAGTTGAACCGCTTCAACACACGTGGATCGGCCTGCGCCACCGGCATAAGGCTTTCGATGGTTCGCAGGATCCCGACGCCTTCGCCGCTGCGGCGCATACGGGAGAGCGGGTTGTCATAGATGATCTTGATCTGGCCTCCGCTGTTCGCCAGCTCCGGCGGCGGGGGTGGCAGGGCACCGGCAGAGGCCAGAATATCAATCTCGCGGGTGATGCAGCAACCAAGAAACTCGGCTTCCTGCCGCCCGACGGTCGGCGCCAGCAGCGCGCCTTTTTCCTGCGCGCGCTCCATCACTTCGGTGGCGGTCATTTGCGGCGTATCGACGAGTATCTGGAACAGCGTGACGAGGAAGCTGTCATTGATGGCTTTGCGCTTCTGCTGGCTCTGCTCGATGGCGAAACGCGGATCGCCCTGGATCAGCAGCGGCTTGACCATCTCTGTGCCGTTTTCGGACAGATAGCCGGCATTCAGCGAGCCGGATTTCATGTTGAACGGCGAGAGGCTATCAACATCTGCGGTCATCAATGGTGGATCATTGACGCGCTGCCCATAGCGCAGGTTCGTCTTTTCCATCTCGTTGACGGTGCGAATATCGGCCAACACATCTTGTGCAGGGCTGCGGCCATAGACTTCGCCGGCTGCGGTGACATAGCGGCTCACCGCATAGGGGAAGGTGCGGAAGCCCCCTTCCTTTAGAAGCGTCTTGCCTTCGATGGCGACGTCGGCGGAATAGTATTTCATGCCGCGCCGGTTGAGCTTCCCGTGCTCCACCTCGTCGTTTGGGCGCACGCAATGAATGAACTCGAAGGTCTGTTCGGGGTCTTTGACTTTGGCTTGCAGGATCTTCTCCGGCAGAACATCGCCCCACTTGCGCCACGCGGCGCGGGCGGTCATCTCGTAGCGGCGATACACCGTATCGACAATGCCGTTATCATCCTGGGCGATGAACAGCTCGGCCAGCGGGATCGACATATATTTGATGCCTTCGTGCAAAGCATCCTTGATGAACATCGCGCCGGTTCCGAACGCGCCGAGGTTCATATACAGCTCGTTGGTCTGACTGGCGAAATTGGCGGAGGGCGTGTAGCGCACCTGAAACAGCAAGTCGCGCACCTGCTCCAGATAGACGGCGACGGCTTTGCTTTTCTTGACGCGCGGATCCAGCGCTTCGAGATTGTGCCACTTCTGGCTGCGCGGCGTGAGCATGCTCTCCAGCGCGGCGGAGAAACGGGTAAGCGCCAGCGGGGCGGTGCTGTCAAAAACGAATTGATCTTTGCGCTGCCCTGGCGCGGATTTGGAGAGGAAATTATCGGCGCGCGGCATGACGCGCAGTCCGATCTCGTGCCACTGGCGCTCGAACGTTCCGCGATTGGATTTGATCTGCTCCTGCCGGCGGATGATCTGTTGGGCAGTATCTGGATCGCTCACGCCATATCCTCCTCGGCAGCGGTGAAAAACGGGAAGGGGCGGGCGTAGCCGCGCACTCGCGTAAAGGTCTGTGCGGCGAAGCGTTCGGCGTCAGCGAAGCTGCGGAACAGCAAAGCCGTCTCGCGCTGGCGTGTCCACACCAATCGGTCGTTACGCATGCGGATGAATAGCGGGCGCTGCACTGGCGACGTGTTGATGGCGAGTATGTGCGGGCCGCTATTGTCTTGCATCATTTACCTGCCGTGGCGGGTTTGGCGACGCTGCCGAGATCCGGCAGGCCTTGGTCGCCGGTCAGCATGGTGGTGCCTATGCCGCGCCGCATCGCCAGAGTATCGCTGGCGTTACGCGCCGAAATGGCGTTGTCGAGCTGCGGGACGGGCGGCGGGGCTTGCGGTTTCGGGGGATTGAACAATGAGGACATGAGGGATCACCAATCTGCGCTCGACACTATTCGACAGGAGTAAAATCGACGTAATAATGCTTGCCGATGATAAGCTGCGCGGCTGCGTCGGGATTATCGACGGTGAACTCGGCCTGCCCGTTAGGCGTGGCCTTTTGAAAACTTTTATCTTCGGGCCGCAAATTCGGATCATACTCGCAGCGGAAAATTGCCTTTGCGCCACCCCACGTATTCGCATACACACCTTCGAGCTTCATTTTGCACCGAATACCCATTTTGATCTCCTACCAATCTACTTCGCCGGTTCCTATAGCTGTTTCGCTCACTGTGTTGTCCATCCGAACGCCAAAGGCGCTGCGGCGATCAGACACGCGGGCAAATCGCAAACTCATCATGGCATATCTGCTCGCGTCCAGCAAGTCGTCGTCCGTCTTGACCAGCTTGGATCCGCCGTCGTTTTTCTCCTCGCGGTGATACAGGCGCTTCTCCTCCAGCCAAGCCGTGCAGGTGGAGAACACCTTCCACCGGCCAGACTGCATGCGGGTGAGGATTGCCATGATACCGGCTTCAACGGAATTGCCGCCGTCGGGGAAAGTGGAGCGCTCGGCCAGCAGCTTCAATCCCGTCTTGCGGTATTGCGTCGCCAGTTCTTCGCCGGATCCCTTGTCGGATTGCAGACCGTCATGCGGCCATGCAAACCGCAGATCAGATCCCCACGTCCGCAAAGTGATGGCATGCTCTGGCGGCGTCTTTTGTTTGGCGCGGTGCTCGCGCACGACATAGATCACATCATGGTCGGGATCATAGGCCAGCTCGACGGCGGCAGTGGGATGATCCCATCCGAAGTCAAGGCCCGCAATGCGCTTCCACCACTGCGGAATGGGTATAGGGGAGACGACAATGCTGGTGTCAGTGACGGGATAAACAGCGCCGGCTCCGAGTGTCGGCGTGCCGTTGGCGCGGGCTTCGCGCTCGTGTTCGGGATAGTCTTTGATGATGCGTTCGCGGTCGGCTTCGCTGATATGCTGCACATCGTTGATGGTCATAACGACGACTTTGCGGGACGGCGACGGATCGTTAAGGAAGCGCTTGACGACTTGGCTGATACCTTTGAGCGGCGTGAAGGTGACGGTGACAAGCCCCTGCGTCGCGGTGGTGCGCGTGCGCCCTTCGGAATAAACATCGAAAGGCGGTTCTTCGTCGAAGTGGACATAGTGAACCGTGTTCGCCTGCCACTTGCCGCGCCCCTGGTCATAGGACTTGAACAGCAGCGTCGAAGCTCCGCCATCCTTGTGCCGCACAGTCACACTGTCGATGGCGTTCGGCGTGCCCATCTTTCTGGAACGATCCAATATGGCGTCTGCCGGAATAAAGCCGGTGCCCCATGCGCTTTCATCGGCAGGCGGCCCGATGAGAAGCCGCTGCAAACCATCACGCGTCAACTCGGAACTTTCCGATCCGACGATCATGGTTATAGGACCGGAGAAGCGATGCCCTTTCCACCAGTCAGGGTAGCGTCCGGTCAGGTGGATCGCGTCCTCCGCAGCGCCGGCCAGCGTCTTGCCAAGCTGGTTGCCGGCCATGAACAGCCGCTCCTTTACTTTGGCGTCACCAGTCAGATTATGGAACTCAATCTGTTTCGGATACGGGCGGTAGAGCGCCAGCCGGTCGCGGCTCTCCCTGTTCGATAACTCGGCCTTCAATCGTCTTAACAGATCTTCCGCCTGTTCCGGCGTCACGCCCTCCGGCAGAATGTCCACTGGTGAGCCGCTGCTCAAGGGCGCTGATGAGGTTTGCGAGCTTGTCATCTTCCATATCCTCCAGCGTCGTATCGCGCACTTCAATCTTCTGCGGCATGAGCTTGGCGCACATCGCCGCAAAACCCATCGGATCCTGAAACGCGGCGCGGCGCAAGATCCCGTCTCCCTGCTCCAGCCATATGTCGTGAAGGTCGGTGAAGAACTTCATGGACAGCTTATGCCTCGAACCTTTTGGTCGTCCTTTCGGATTTGGGGCCACCCCCTTCTGCCACGGAACGATGTGCGCTTCGGGGAGGAGCTGGAGGAGCTTTGGCATGATCGGCGGCTCCTCGTCAAGCATTTCGGCTGCGGCGCATTCGTCAACATACTTTTTTAGCTGAAATGCTTGAACTCCGGTTAGGTGTGACGCTTGGGGATCTTCGCCGGATAGCAGGCGCGGCGCGGCGGCTAAAAGGAGCTTACGCGAGACGGGGGTGCGTAAGGGGTCATCTATGGCGCGCTCAGGCAAAACATCTTGGCCCCCCTGCCGGCCTGGCGGGACATTGCCTAATCCCCGCTCTGGCGTCGTGCCGGAATGCCTAATAGCGGCTGGATCGTTAGCAGGAAAGGCGGAGGAGGGATTAGGAGGGTGCAGCATTGCGGCGTTCCTGGTGTTGCGGTGAGGAGGGTTGCAGCGCTCAACATAGCGGCAAAGCGGCAAAATGGCAAAGCAGCGTAACAGGGCATTGGAACGTTCCAAATGCGGTTATGCTTTGGCACGCATGTTGCGTTTGCACGTATAATGCGATTTTGGGTGCACATTTTTGGCCCATGAACGCCAATCCGCCAATTACACCTCTCAACCCGGCAAATCAGCTATAAACCGCATCAATTCAGCTCTGTTTTGATTTAGTGGCCCTTAATCCCTTCCTTGCCCTCT